GGTGCAAACAGCCTCATAGAAGAACATTTAGAGAACACTGGATGGTCTAACCTAGAAGATTCCAAAAAGAACATAGTACAAGGCATTTTGATTGAAATGTGTTTTCAGCTAGGACAAGCTGGAGTAGGCAAATTTAAGAAAATGTTTGAAGCATTATCTGATTGTGCTTTTCAAGAAGCAGCAGCTCAAATGAGAGACTCAAAATGGAGACAACAAACTCCAGAACGGTGTTTAGAACTAAGCACTATTATACAAACTATTTAAGGACATACAATGAATCCATTATTATTACTCAAACCCTTAATTGGGTTAGGGGGAAGTCTACTTGGCAACCCAGTTGCAAAACTAATTACAGAAAAAACTATCGGAGCTATTTCTCACAAACTTGAGAAAGACAAAATTATAAAAGCTAAAGAGATAGAAGCTGCAAGAGATGTAGATGTAGCTAAGATTGGAGTACAATTAGAACAAGTACGTCAAACACAAAACAGTTGGAAAGATGAGTGGCTTACCCTTACGTTCTCTGGCATATTTATTTGTCATTTTATTGGACCACTGCAACCATACATGGATAGAGGTTGGCAAATACTAACACAAGCCAATGATTACTATTGGGTAATTATACTTACAATAGTAGGTGGATCATTTGGAGTATCTACATTAAAGAAATTTAAAAAATAATGTGGTTTGTTATTACAGTAGTTTTATCATTTCACGATATAGATTCTGTTATAGGTAGAGAGTATAAAGTCAAAACATTTAGCGATACCTGGCAGTGTCATCAGTATATATCAAAAAATAAAATAAAGTTATTAAGTCCACATATTATTGAGTATGGAGACAAACTAAAAAGTTTTGAATTTTACTGCGAAAGCAGACAAGGTGAAGAAGTATGAAGAAGTTATTATTAATATTAATTCTATGCTCTAGTATAGCTAATGCAGACAATGATGTAACAAGTAGTGGTGCAACCGATATAGATCAAAATAATCAAAGTGGTACTAATACAAGTATCTCTGGTGGTTATAACTCAGAAACTTCTTATGCTGGTGGTAGCACAAGCACTACAAACAATACGACTAACGCATATCAAGGTGATTCAAGAGTAGTTAATTCTGCTAATGCTCCTGCTATGAATAACTTTAGTCAAGATGTTTGCAGTATTGCTATGTCTGGTGGCATATCTACCTTTGGTTTAGGTATATCTGCTGGTTCAAGTAAGAGAGATGAGAATTGTGAAAGATTAAAATTAGCTAAGTTGTTAGATCAACTTGGTATGAAGGTTGCAAGTGTGAGTTTACTTTGTCAAGATAGCCGAGTGTTTGAAGCGATGGCTCAAAGTTCTACTTGGTGTCCTATAAATGGAAAAATAGGTAAAGAGGCTGAGTTAGAATGGAAGAAGTATGGAAAGTTAAGGCCTGACTATGATGTTTATATTGAAAACTTACAATACATAGAACAAGTTAATCAAGAAATTAAAGAATTAAATGAAGAATTGTTTGGGGAAATTATAGATGAAGATACTGTTAAAAATATTAATGGTGATATTTATATTCCAAGCAAATAGCATTGCAAACGAAACAATAACCACTAATAATTTACTAGATCAAGACTTTAATAACTGGAATGGCAACATACCAATATTAAACGATAGTATTCACAATGATGGAGTCTTAGCAGGTATTGAAAATGGTTATGCTGAATATACTGTAAACCAAACAGAAATAGGGTTATCGGCTGACATTGTTAATCGTGGTTTTAGTAGCACATTTGGTGCTGATATTTGGTTTTGGTCGCAGACAGATCAAACAGTAAAAATGACACAAACTTATGATGATGGGAATGGTAATATAGTAAACCAACATAGAACTATAACAGGAACTTGCGGCAATGAATGTTACACAAACCACAACTATAATACATTCACAGATACTTTAATTGTAGGAGAAAACACAGCAACGAATGGATCAGTTACAGCTAGGTTTGATTTTAATTCTAGTTATAATAACCCTCAATATCCATTATGGCACAATGGTGCTGATGTAGAACACCCAACATTAAAGATAACTTATACTTTACCTGAGATATTTTTACCGCCTATTGAAGAAATAATAATTGATCCTGTAATAGAATTTGTAGAACTGCCAGTGTTTGTTGAGCCTATTGAAATAATTGAAGAAGAAATTGAAGATGTATATATTGTTGAAACTCCTATATCAACAGGACAGATTGATGAATCCGAACCAACAACCATTGTTGCTGAGAATGAACCTGTTGAAGAACCTCAAGAAGAAATTATTGAGATTGAAGAGGAACAAATTGCCGAAACAATGGAAGCAGATATAATAGAGCCAGAAGAAATTGTAGAAGAAATACAAGAAGAAATAGAAGTTGAAGTTGTAGAAAACAATAAGCCTATTATTGATCCCATTAATGTAGTTACTAATATTAATACTCAAAATATGCTTGTATCTGAACCAAGTTTACAAGAATATAAATCAGTACAAATATCTGATGTTATTGAGTTGCCTGAAACTGATATGGAATTTTTTAAACAAATTAATCTAGAAGGCTACAACAAAACTATTTATGACAGTAAAAAGCAAAAGTTAGCTATGCTGTTAAACGATCCAATATATCGTTATGAAGTTAAACTAAAAGAAGCAAAGTCTTTTACTGACAGAGCTTATAAGAAATTACAGGAGAGTATAGGTGCAAGAAATAATATCTAAATTTAAAGACATAGGTTTAATATTGGCATTAGTATCAACTATTGGCGGTGGGTTTTATGCTTATGGTGTTTTTAATCAACGCTTAGATGCTTTAGAAAATAAAAAATTTGTTATTAATCAGAAGGTAGATTTATCTGAAATAAGGCAGACAATAAAAGAACAAGATAACGATTTAACTGTTCAAATACAATTTTTACAAAAACAAATACAACAAGCAAATGTAGAAATTAATGTTAATAGAGCTACCTTAGAATATCTTGACGCTAAGTTAAATGAATTAAAATTAGAAACAAATAATCCTTTACTGAAAGGATTGTAAGTGAAAATATCTGAAGATACTCCTGTAAGTATGCCAATGAAAAACTTAATTGCAATCATTGGAAGTGTTGCAATAGGTGCATGGTTTGCATTTGGGGTGATTGAAAGGCTAAATATTATTGAAACAGAACTACAACTAATAAGTAAAGATTTAGAAGCTGCTAATACTTTTATAGACGGAGTACCCAAAGGAAATATGGTCAGTCCACAAGTCCAGGAATTGTATATGTTGGTAGAGTACCTTTCAGAATCAAGCGAAAAACTTAAATCTCAAATGGAAGCAGAGATTCCTCTTATTCTTAAAAATGAAATGGTCATACAGTTTCACGAAGAAAGACTTATTGATTTAGAGGAAAGAAAAAATGGAAACCATTAAAGTTGTGTTTGCAATACTTATGATACAGAATGGCTCGACAGTAGAGATGGTGCCTACGGATGGCCTCAGCGATTGCCTAAAGCAAAAGCGAATTATCTCTCGTAATATTGGAGAAGACCAAGAAGGCATATACATGAGCTGCAAAGAAGTAGAAGCTGTTGTATACGAAGACATGGGCCGATTAAAGATTAAAGAGATTATTGAGTAATACTTTTAATTTTTCATAAATCGTTTCAGCATATCAATAGGATCTATTCCATCATCTTCTAATATCTTCTTATACAGACGATAGACGTATTCATGGTTTAATCCTGCCAATGCACAAACAAACTTATATTGTTCATCTTGCTGTTCAAACCATATACGAGCAATAAGGCACTCATAAAAAGCCTTTAATCGTACTCTGGAAAGCAGATAGCCCTTACTATCAGTTACCCTAAACTTTATGCCTATTTTCTTCTCTGGTGCATCATAAATCTTAACATCGTTAAAATCTACCCTTGCATCGTGAAAAGCCTGCATAATAACAGAAACAAATAATAGGCTTTCTGGGGTAAGATCATTCTTATCAATTAAATGTTCTTGATTTGTTTTCACACATATAACATACCATATCTAGACACTTTGTCTACGGTTGGCACTAATAGTCTGCCATAGCTGACATATCAACTTATTGTGATCCATTTTATATTCTAATTTTAGATACTGTTCTTCTGCTAATCTAAGATTATCGAGGTGTGTTTTGTATTCTTCATTGGCCAGTGCTTCTGTTTCTCTTGCAGATACAGACATATTACCACTTAGCTTAGACATCAATTCAGCCTTTACAGTTTTACTAAAACGATCAAGATCATGGTAGGCAGCTTTTGCAACTGCCATTGCATCTTCATTCTTAATCATCCAGTCAAGAGCTTCTTGTACTTGTTGTTCTGTTATCATTCTTCATCCTCTTTTACAAATTTAAGATTTGTTTCTTTTACCTCACCTGATAAATACATTTTATCATTACTTGACAAACCTAGCCACAAAGTTACTTCATAAACTTCTTTGTTAGAGTTTGTTAGGTATCCAGAAAAAGATGGGCATTTACTATTTTTTCTTTCTATTTCCCATACACACATTTTGTTAGAATCGTTTGGTGCATATTTTATTATGTTGTTTAAATTAATATCTTCCATCATAAATCCTCTATATATCCGTCTCCAATAAGATAGCGTTGACCACAACGATATACTGGAGCATTGTTATCTTTGATTAGTTCTCTAAAGTATTGAACCCAATTTATACCTTTTCTTTTTTCCATCATTAAACCTATATATTCTGCTTCTCTTTTATTTAGCAAAACTTTTTCAGGCTCTTGTTCTGGTTCTGGTTTT